ATTTACACCAATAATATCTCCAGCAGTACCACCTGAGTTCAATCCTGTCAGGTCAATTAGGATCGACATCGTATAGATGCCACCCATTAAGCCACCATTGGCTTTGCAGATTGTCCCTGTGCCTGTGGTAATACCCGTTCCAACATTTAAGGCAGGAGTCTCGGTGTCCTCATAAGCAAGTAAACCCAAGTACTGATTTAGAGGTATCTCGTTAGATGCTGTACCAATGTCTGCTTGGCTGACCAAGTTGTAATACTGCCCACTGATGTTCTCTCTGAAGCCGTTATTTAGGAAAGAACCTGTGGTGTTGCCGTAGACATTTAAGTCTTGCTGTACTTCCAAAGCCGCAACAGAAGTTTGGCCTGTCAGTTGGATGTCAATGCTGGGTACTGTGTACTGGAATACGGTGTCGTTGGTTGAGCCAACAATATACATCTTTGTGCCATCGGGTTTGATGTAAATACCAGTAGGGCTTGTGTCTTGACCAGAAACGCTAAACACGTTGACAAACGCTGATGTGCTAATGTCCCAAGGTGTTGTCAGGTTGTAGACGTTAACGTCATCTCCTGTTGTACCCATAACAAACATACGAGAACCATCACCTGTAAAAAACAATCCATTTGGGGTTGATTCTTGTCCAGATACTGAGAAAGACTGTAAGAACGTAGCTGTTGATACGTTCCAAGCTGTTGACAGCGTGTATTGGTAAACAGCATCCCCAGTTGCCCCAACCACATACATTGATAAACCATTAGGCTTAAAGAAAAGAGCACTTGGTGATACTTCCTGTGTTGCAACAGAAAAAGAAATGCTCTCATAAGACGCTGTTGCTACAGACCAAGGGGTGCTTAATGCGTATTGAAACACGGTATCGTTGGTTGAACCAAGCACATACATCTTTGTGCCATCAGCACGGAAAAATATACCGCTTGGGACTGTCTCTTGTCCAGCCACAGAAAACACAGTTGAGTAAACAGCAGACGAAACCACCCAAGCCGTAGATAGGTTGTACTCGTTAACATCATCTCCCGATGAGCCAATGATATACATCTTCAGTCCGTCAGGGCTAAAGAATAAATCAGCAGCATTTAACTCCTCCCCCGCAACAGAGAAAGACACACTGTCGTAGCTTGCACCAATCACGTTGACGTTGCTCAGGATGGTGTCACCAGAAGCTCTAAGTGTTCCAATACCAGACACATTTCCTGTATCGCCAATGGTTACAACACTATTCTGTACTAGTTTTCCAGTTGTCCCATCAAAACGAGAAATAGCGTTATCTGTTGAGGATAGTGGCCCCATAACATCGCCACCGCTACCACTACTACCGCCACTTTTTGTGACTGCAATAATTTTCTTTTCTAACTCAGGAGAGATAACTTCACCAACATTAATCTGCACACCAGATGACAAACCAATGATTAGAGAACCATCAAAGTCAATATGTGCATCGTTTACAGAAACACCATCAACTCCATCTACTCCATCTTGACCTTTTGGGCCTTGTAAACCTTGTTTACCGTTAAGACCATCTTTACCGTTACGTCCGTCTTTACCGTTGCGACCATCTTTACCATCAATGCCATTACGACCATCTTTGATAGTTAAAACACGCTTTTCAAGAACATCGGTTACGTTGTCAAACTTCTCACGAATGTCTGCGTCTATTTTCTTGAGTGATTGGATAACTAATTGAGCATTCTCAGCAGCTTTGCGCTGTTGCATCTGTTTGACTTCTGAAACAGAATTGTTAACGGCATTAAAGATATTATCTGCAATGCCATCAACATTAGAGTCGTTGAAGATTTTATCGATTGCCATTTGCCAACTCCTGATTCAAGTTTTGGAGAAAGTCATTCTCCATGTCTACCACGTTGCTCTTTGCATTATTCATCTGCAACTCAACAATTTTACTCTTGTTCTTTATATCAGCTTCTTTTAGCATCAACTCAGCAATCTTGACCCTCTTGTCAAACTCGTTGGATTCGTTGCCTTGAGGTAAGTTCTTTGTAGTCGAGGCAATGATCTTGGCTTGAACTTCTTGGGGCATCAACTGAGTTTCGGTCATCAGTTTAGTGGCTTCTGCTCGGTTTTGCTCGGCTTGTGTAGTCTGAACAGCAATCTGAGCTTGTTGTGCTTGCAATGCCAACTGTTGCTGAACTTGTTGCATCTCTTGGGCTTGTGGGTCAGGTTGACTCATCTGATCCAAAGCACCCATCAACTCGAATCTGTTGCTCAAACTAGAGTTATTCAAGATGCCCTTCAAGATCAAAGGCAAAACTGGCGTATTAGGGCCAAGTGTCTGGAGTAGACCAATAAACTGCTGTTGTTCATACTCACGGGCAATGATTCCAAGCGTAGCAGTTGGGATAAACCTCATGTCAACAGAAGGATAACGCTCGGGATCGAACTGCATATAGCGGAAAGATGCCTTTTGGATGAACGGAATCAAGAAGTCTTCTTGAAAGTTGACCAAGGTTCTCTTGTATTTCTTGATGATGGTGGCTACTGCCATGCTCATCCCCGCACCATCACGGTTTCCCTGACTAACCATACCTTGAGAGTCCATCGTACCCGTAGCTTGGAGAAGCATTCTCTCAAACTCTTTGGCAGTAGACAAATTATTAAGGCTTGTCTCACCAAACTTGAATGGATAGAGAATCTCTGAGGGGTTGCCGTTTACCAAGAACGCCTTGCCTGGCTTTACCTCAAACTTAGCACCTCTAGGAAGCCTAGAAGCATCCAATCCCATCATAGGAGAAGTTGTTAAAGCTAAAGAGTCCAAATGGCTTCGTACTTGAGCATCGATAGCCTTTTGCATATTGTAAGACTTCTCTACAGTACCACGACCCAAAAGTCGATTGGGAACTGTGTCGTCTTGATACGCTAGAACAGGGCGATCCTTCATCATGTATGGGTTTTCTTCTGCTTTGAGAAGCATCCCACCATTGGCAATCACAACAATTGCCTCAACCATGTCTGAATAGTCCTCTGCATAGCTGTTCTCAGGGAACAACTCTTCGATTTCTTCATCTTCGTTTGTCAGATATTCACGGGGAACTAGACCGTAGTACGTTAAAAGTAATACTTTTTCATCCCTGTACTGAGAAACTTCTTGAGTAGGCTCTAAATCTGTGTCTTCGTAGGTACTCGTGATGTTTACCTTGCGATAAATACCCTTTTCAATGCCTTCTACGATCTTGTGGATGCCCACATACTTCTCAATTGCCACACCCATACAGTCATCAATTGATGTTCCATTAGGGTCAAACAAGAAGTTCTTAGGATTGACGGGGACTATCTTGACCGCAATACGGTTTTTTTCCACAACACCAATGGCTGCTTGTCCCATTTCACCAGGAATCGGTTGTGTGGCGGGTTCAAATATCTTCTCTGTCTTAACGACTATCTCACCGATACCTGTGCCATAGATTTCTGCCATCAACTCAATTTGGTCAATGGATTTACGGATTTTGTCTTGCTTAAAGTCTTCCATTAACTGAGCTTTAAGCATCTCTACGTCTAAAGGATTGCCGTTTACGTCTTTTAGGTCGTCTTCAATATCGAAGAACTCACCTTGACCAAAGATAGCTTCCATGATCTCAGCATGGCGAGTCTCTACGGCTTGTTGGGTAGCGGGGGTAACGATTCTTGAACGCTCTGACTCTCTAGTCTTATCCTCTGCCGCCCACTCACCACGGAAGATTCTCTCGTATTCTAGGTAGTCATCTAAGAAGTTGACGTTTCGGTAGTCTCTCCAACGATCACAATGGTTAACAACGAATGACGTTAACTCTTTGTCATTCTGCGTTGGCTCGTCAAACTCGTTTTGATCCATATTAGACCCCGTAATGGTTGCTTTTCCGCATATTCTCAATTGCGGGTATAACTTGAAGATTGCTCGGCACATGAAGACCGCTGACAAACTCGCCCTGTAGAGGGATTATATGGTCAACATGCCAAGTTTGCCCACTTTCCCTGTTACGCATTGCCGCAACCTGATAGTAGCATTGTATTTTTAGTTTATCAAAATCATTTAACCAAATGGGAGTTCGCTGAAGTTTTGCGCTTTTCCTGTTCATTTGTAATTTTGCTCGAATCGCCTTATTCTTTTCTCTGTAGGTTTTTAAAGCCCGTAAATGTGTTTGTCTTGTTTCCCCAGCAAATCTTTTTTTTCTTGCAGCTTCGTTAATCTTATCTTTGTGTTCAGAATCATATTGCCTATCACGCAAACATTTGCATTTTTTACAATATCCTTGCAATCCATCTCTACGGCTTTTATTTTTGAAAAACAGGTCTACCGATAAAGTTTCTTTGCATTTTGAACAAAACTTTGTGTCAGACACCTGAAATAACGTCAATTGGCTGCCACTCATCTTCAGTATTTTCCTCAAAATAACTCGTCACAGCAAGTTGGTCTATGTAACTCAAACTATCTGGCAAATCGTCGTGAACGCCAGTCGCTGGGAATAAAATCAGTTGGTCAACAAATTCATCCCAATCTTCTTCTGAATTAAGGATGATTCTGCCATGTTCAAAGCGTCCTTGCAATGCCCAAATAATTCTATCTGCTTTTTTCTTGTTGCCATGAGTAAGGTCTACTATATGGGCGTAAATATTGTTTTTTCGCATTAAATCCGAAAGATATGGCAGAACGGCATTTTTTAGTGCGCCCCTTTCAATACCTACAGATAAAGGGCGGTAATCTCTCATTACCATTAAGATGTTTGAAGCAGTAGTTCTAATGTCCCATCTACCGTGAAGAATCTTCTCAACAAACCACTTCCCATCCTCTGTGACCTTAACGATAGAGATAGCAGTCTCATCCAACCGCTTCTTAGCATTGGCTGCTTGTTTGGCAACTTCCTCAAATCCCGCCAAGTCAACAGCGATGTAGTAGCTTCCATGTTCAGGCTCTTCCCCGTACTTAATCCACTCTTCCTTGAAGATGTCCGAACCCGCATTGGTAAAGGAGGCCATGTATTCTTGCTTGAAAGCAAAGGAACTTAGGGTCTTCTTAGCGGATTCAATCTCTGCTTGGTCAATCAAAGGGTTATCAGCGGTGGTGAAGTGCCAAGACTTCCAATCAGGATCATCCTCTGACTCACCTAGTTTGAAGGTATCGTAGAACCAGTTGCGTCCCTTGGGAGTGCCGATAAAGAGTGCTCTACCCCGTTTATCAGACAAACTGGCACGAATAACCTGTTCCCATGCTTCTGGTTTAATGTCGGCAACCTCATCGAGAACGGCATAGGTCAATGAGACTCCACGAAGGGTATCAGGCCGATCCGCACCACGAACGTATATCCTAGCCCCGTTTATCAGGGTAATGTCCAAGTTATTCACATGACTGCTCTGAATAACCTCTCTGCCAAGGTCTAGCAGTAAGTCCCAGATAATCTGTCTTGATTGTCCCATAGTGGGACTAACGTAAAGAACCGCAGAGCCTTGTGGACACTTGAGTCCTTCTATCAGTAGGGTAACTGCCGCCATCCGAGACTTGCCACACCTACGCCCAGCAGCCACAACCTTGAACCTTGTTTTGTCTTGGAAGACTGTCTGTTGCCAAGGGAGAAGGGAAAAGTTCAGGTCAGCCATATTTGGCCTCTACATCTTCAGGTTCGGTATCGATAATCGTAGGTTCTTGCCCCAAGCCAGTGATATTGATTGTCACGGCGCTTCGTTGGCCTTTGTCCTTCTCAAACATACTGATCGGTAGTGTGCGGTCAATGCACATCTTGAGCGCTGCCATCTGGCCTGGGTGGTCATCATTGAGCGCAATGTCAATCACCTTCTGCGCTACATCCTTACCGCCAGACC